ATTTTTAGAAAATGTTTCACTTTGTTTATTTTTTTTATTATTTAAAGTAACATTGTGATATTCTGTTATAATTGGATTAAGATCTTTTACTTTGTTAACAATTTGTGGATCATAAAATAGTTCGTTATTTATTGTTCTTACAATTGTTTGATTATGGATTTCTGGATTTATAACATACTTTGAAAAATCAAAATCTATGTCATATTTTATTGATTTATAATTAAAATCTAACATACTATTTTATTACTTTTTTATGATTAACTATGTATGGCTCTATCTTTGCCTTAATTGTTCCATCTTTACGCATCTTAACAATCCACCCATCCTTAATCTGGGTATCATTAAATGCTCCTGCTTTTTTCTTAGGCATTATAGTGAGTGTCTTTCTGTTTCTACCTTTGTGTAATCCTTGCCAAAGTCAGCAAATAAAGCCTTGTCTTTTTCACGATTAACAATTCCTCTTGACCATGAGAATCCTGCATCTCCACCCCATGCTAACCACATGATGTATCCATTAGATGGGTTTGCTGAGTTGCCCCAGTCCTTACCTTTCTTGTCTACTTCATGGCGTGAGAAGTATGAGTACATTCTCTTAACAGTACTGAGAGAAATAGTTTCTCCTCTTGCTAACTGCCCTGCACGAGTCCAACCTACAGATGTTCCAGCACCATTTGCTTTTCCATCTTCTTTAAATTTAATTGCTCTACGAGCAGCACTTCTTGCTCCTGCTGGTGGTGAGTATCCATCTGCCTTTGAAACTGTATCTGTATCATATTCAACTGTGTCATCATCTTCAAACAGATCATCTGCTTTTGCAGCAGGAACACAGTTAGGAACTGGCTTACCATTATCTCCTGGTTTCATTCCTCTTTGTACATACCCATCCCAACAAGGTGCTTGCTTGTTTAGATCAGGACAGCAGTTGCTTTTCATTTCCCCTGCTTGACAAACAGGACAGTTATCGCAGTTTACATTTAATTCTTTACATGTTGGGCATCCACAACCTTCATATGCTTTGCCCTGGTACGTCTCTGTTGGCATCATTGAGTCATCTGCTTTGCCCATTTGAGCATCAAACATTGCCATCCCAACTTCTGAATCCATTGTATGATTTTCCATTTCTATTTTTGTAGCATCCTTGTACATCATTCCAATGCTATATGCAGTTGGTTCCCATGTACCGTTTTCTTCTTTGTAAATTCTAACAGCCATTGCTGGGTTCTCTGGTGGCATAGATTGAATTGCATACTCTGTTCCAGGAACACCATAGGTCCCACCTTCAATCATAATATGCTCTACCATGCCGTGGATCATACCTTCTGATGTCATTCCCATGACGAAATCGCCTTCAGAGATATTTCCCATAATTACATTTCTAGATCATAAACAGTAGATGATTGATTCTGTATGAGTTGACCCTTAAACTTAATTTTTACAAAATACTGATTTGGATATTTTTGTGGTAAAGACAATGCATAATACTTATCTGGGAAAACTATAAAACCTCTACCTAAAACAGGAGAAAACATTGTATAAACAGTTAAATCGTCTACACTTTTTGCATCGCCTAGTTTTTCATTGAAAACATATGTATGTGCATCTGAATCATTTGCAGATATGAAAAGAATAAGGTTTCCCTCTTCTTCATCTATTTCTGGAGATTCATACTCTATTTCTTCTCTGTCTGAATTTTGATCAACTTTAATAAGAGTGATTGACTCTACACGTGTTACATCTATTCTGTTATAGTTAGCAAACTTATCTAACTTCTTAACAAAAAATTCTGCTTCTTCGCTTAGGCTATCTGGGTTAAAATCTAAAACAATGTTATTTATTAATTCATTGTCTTTGTCTGTTGCCCAATCAGTTCTTTTCTCAAGAACACTAAGCAATTCTTGCTTTTCTTCTTGATCCATGTATCTATCATCAAAAATAATCATACTGGCATTACCACCTTCTTGTTAGTATTAATCTATTATACCATTCTTCTGTTGTGAGTCCTGATTCTATGGCAATTTGCACAAACAACCTCACATTTTTCTATCTCTTTTTTGATCGCTTTCCAGGAAAAACCATCGTGTATCATCCTTGAAACATTATACTTTTTATCCCTTATGTGGTCAAAATCTAGTATTATGTGACCATTTATGCCACAGTCTACACAACCAGAAGCCTCTTTGATAGATGCTAATCTATCCTTAAACTGCTGCTTGTTGTAATGCTCTAACTCTTTGTCAGTCATTGATATTATTATACCGCCAAATATTAAGCCCCACACAGGCAATTCACCTGACTTGCGCCACGGTCTCTATCCAATGGGTAACTAATCCATCACTAAGGTCCTGTGTGGGGACATTTATATTGTACTACTTGATTTTGATTGTCTTAGGTTTTTTGTNTTCTGGAACAACACGATCTACATTAATATGTAGCATGCCNTCTTTAAGGTCTGCNCCAGTTACTTCCATATATTCTCCAAGGGCAAAAGATCGTGTAAACTTACGACTTGCTATACCTTTGTGAACTACTTCTGCATCTGTTACTTCTATAATCTCACCCTTAATAATTAATGTTCCATTATCTACTGAAACATCAATATGTTCCTTTGAAAATCCTGCTATTGCAATAGATATACGATATGTATCTTCATCTAGTTTTAGGATGTCATAAGGAGGATATGACTGTGAATTTACTTTGTGTGCATTGTTTAGACGGGCTAGGTCTCTATTAAAGCCAATAAAAAAGGGATCATTGAATAGATCCATTGCGAAGTTTGTTGCGTTCATGTGCATTTTATTCCCCTTTCAAGCGAATAAGTTAATTTACCCCCCATTTGGGCAGGTATTAATATTATAGCATAAGAAATGAGCAGTTTATAGACGACTGCTCAGGTCTATTAGCCACGAAGATTCAACTCCTGCTAACTTTCCCATCAAGGGAACATCCGTTGTAAAACCTTTTAAAGTCTCAAGCGGAATAGTATATATTATACTACTGTTTTACTTCTTTGCTGCTGCCTTCTTACGGGCAGGTGCCTTCTTAACTGTTGCCTTCTTAACTGCAGAATCAACTTCTGCTACATCTGGCATGCGACCAAAGGCTGTATCATTTGGATTGATTGCTCTCAATGCTACTGGTGCTAGTGCTGCCAATAGTGAGTATGCAAGTGTCTTAGGATCTGTGACCCCAGACATGTATAGTGCAAGTGCTGCACCAAGAACTGATCGTCCGTATGATGCTAGTACTGCTTTGATTTGTTCATTCATTTTATTCCTCCTAGGAAATGTGATTGGATAGTATGTAGTAGCCCAGCCACAATCCAATTATACCAGCAACTCCTGCAAAGACTGGTGGTGCAGGAACTGGTAGTTTGAATGCAGCAAACACGATGCCACATCCAAATCCTGTTAGTATAGATAGCAAAATTTCTTTCATTTCTTGTCCTCTTCTATAGGTAAGAGCATCTTTAACTGCTCGTATTCTTCTACAATTTTTTTCATTGAGTGATAATTGGGTGCCATTGATCCAATATCTCCGTACTCTTTAAAGTAATTAATTTCTGGTTCTACTTCAGAGACAAACTTTGCTACTCCATCTTGTACTGTTTCTATATATGAGTAGGCTTGATCTCTAGAATTAATCAAAAAATTTGAATATTCCTGACTATTTTTTACAGATACATCATTTTTTAGTATGTCGTTATCAATAGAGGCTTGTAATAATTTTTTAGATACTCTAGATAGTGCTCTTCTAATTTTTGCGTTGTCGTATACCAAAAACAAGAAAGAAGATATAAAAACAAAGAACATAAAAAAGTCTAACATTTTTCCTCCTATAGCCAATACTTAAGTATAGCAGTTGTAGCAAGGGTTGTCCATATAATATTAAATATTATAATTGTTGGTAGTGTTTTTACGGTTGATGTCCATATCAGTGCTAGGCTAGACACTAATGCAAAAATATATAACCACCACCACTGAATTCCAAATAAAAGACCTGGAACAATGATTGTTACTTTAGTCATAAATGCAAAAAACTCTACAGTGTTTTCTTTATTCCAATAAGATCTTTGTTTCATTTTTAAT